AGCGCCGAAATACCCCCGAGAGGGAAATCGGGTAAGGCGCGGGACAAGGATTGCAAAGCGGGCGCGGGCCGTGCGCGAATCGCGTGCGCGCGGGGCGGCCGGTTTTTCCACCTCCGGGCGCTGCGGAAATGCAGCGGACCGGGGCCAGGTGCTGCGAGATCGCAGCGGAACACACAACAACACGAGCCGGGGCGAAGACCGCGGGCACGTCCGAGCGCGGGGGCTTTCAACCCTTCCCTTCCGCGCGGGTCCGCTTCCCCCACGGACCCCACCGCCCGGGAGGTGCAACTCCTCCCCCCGGCTCCATCCAGGAGGATCTCATGCCGATCTCGAAAACCGAGTGCCGCGACTGCATGGAGGCCATGAAAGGCTTCCCGGACAAGTTCTTTGATTTGGCCGTCGTGGATCCTCCCTATGGCATCAACATAACCGGCGCAGCCGGCGCCACACACACACACACACACACACACACACCGCAGCGCCCGGATCGGCAGCAGCAAGCCCTTCGGGAGTAAGAACGGCGCAGGTCATGCGAAAGCCCAAGGCCGCGTTATTCGAGCCGCGTTTTATCCCGTGTTCGACGACAGCTCCCCGCCGGACGCGGAATACTTCAGGGAGCTGGAGCGTGTCGCAAAACGGCGCATCATCTGGGGAGGGAACTTCTTCCTCGACCACCTGGGCGCGGCGAGCTGCCTGATCGTCTGGGACAAGGGGCGGCGAAACATGGCCCAGGCCGATTGTGAGATCGCCTGGACGAACCTCCCCGGTCAGAGCCGCGTCTTTGACTTCAAGTGGAACGGGATGCTGCAGGGCGACATGAAGCACAAGGAATCCCGGATCCATGCAACGCAGAAGCCCGTGGCGCTGTATCGGTGGATCTTCCAGCGGTACGCGAAGCCGGGTGATAAGATCCTGGACACGCACCTGGGCTCCGGGTCCTCGCGGATCGCGGCGTGGGACGCCGGGCTGGACTTCTGGGGCTATGAGATCGACGAGACCTATTTCCGGCTGGAGGAGGAGCGCTTCGAGGCGCACACTTCCCAGCTGAGCCTATTCACACCTGACGCGCCGGAGGCGATGGACATTTGACCAGAGAACAGACCTATGAGGCGCAGATGCGGGCGCTGGGGATATGGCAGGAGGTGTTCCGCCCGGCGGTGAAGGAGCTGGCCGGGATGGAGCGCGAGCTGCAGCGGCTCCAAAAACGCTGGCGGGAGCGCGGGTGCCCGGTGGAGACCATCAAGGACCCGCTGTACCCCTCTATCTGCGCTCTGCGCCGGGACATCCTGAGCGCCCGGGACGCCCTGGGCCTGACGCCCCGGGGCCTGAAGCGCTTCCGCGCCCAGGTGGGCGAGGCGCCCCAGGAGCAGGAGGAGCGGCCGCCCACGGTGCTGGCCCTCATCCAGGATAAGCACCGGAGGCAGGCATGAGAGGAGCCCAGACGCCGCGCCTGCTGATCGAGCCGCGATACGCCGCCAGCGACGGCGAGGACGCGGCCCTGCTGTTAAGTACATACGCCAGCACGCCTGACCCGTGGCAAAAACGGCTCATGGCGTGCTGGCTTTCACTAAACCCGGACGGCTCCCCCGCCGTGACCTCCGCGGGGCTGGCCAGCCCCCGGCAGAACGGGAAAAACGTCTGCCTGGAGGGCCGGGAGCTTTTCGGCCTGGCGGCCATGGGCGAGCGGATCCTGCACACGGCACACCAGGTAAGGACCTCGAAAAAAAGCTTCCGGCGGCTGGAGCGGATCGTGACAGACCTGCGCCACCCGGAGCTGAGCGACGCCGTGACCTCCATCCGCTACACAAACGGCGAGGAGGCCATCGAGTTTAAAAACGGCGGCAGCATCGAATTCATGGCGCGGTCCCGGCAGGCCGCCCGCGGCTTTGACGGGATCTCCCTGGTGGTCTTCGACGAGGCCCAGGAGCTGACGGACGACCAGCTGGACGCCATCATGAGCACCCTGTCCGCCTCCGCCACCGGCCGGCGGCAGATCATCTACACCGGCACGCCCCCCTACCCCGGCTGCCCTGGCACGGTGTTCCGGCGCTTCCGGGCCGCGTGCCTGGAGAGCCCGGGCCCATCGGACGCCTGGTATGAGTGGAGCGTGGAGGCCAAGACGGTGGGCGAGCTGGATCTGGACGACCGCAAGCTTTGGTATCAGACCAACCCCGCCCTGGGCATCCGGCTGTCTGAGGATTTCACGGCCACGGAGCGCCGGACCATGAGCGACGACGGCTTTGCCCGGGAGCGCCTGGGCTGGTGGTCCCCTGTGCTGGAGAGCGCGGTGGATTACGCCATCAAGGCCCCGGTGTGGGACGCCTGCGGCAGCATCGAGCCAAAGCCAGAGGGCAAGACGGCCTTCGGCGTGAAATTCTCCCCGGACGGCAGCGTGGTGACGCTGGCGGGAGCCGTGATCCCGGCGGACGGCCCGGCGCGGATCTCCCTTATCGACCAGCGGCCCACGGGCCACGGCACGCGCTGGCTGGCCGCCTGGCTCAACGAGCGGTATGAGCGCGCGGCCTGCGTGGTGATCGACGGACGGGGAGGCGCGGACGTGTTGATCGACAAGATCCGGGAGGTCTGGCGCTCCAAGATCAGCGTGGTTCGGCCCGCCGCCAAGGATGTGGTGGCTGCCGCGGGGACGCTGTGCGACGCCCTGGCGGAGCAGACCGTCACCTGGTTTGAGCCACAGACCCAGCTGCGGGAGAGCGCCATCACCGCCACCCGGCGGCCCGTGGCCGGGGGCTGGGCCTTCGGCGGCGAGAACAGCGGCCCGGTGGAGGCCTGCGCCCTGGCGCTGTGGGGCGCCAAGACCTGCAAGAGAGATCCCACGAGGAGGATGCGCATCGGATGATGATCCTGAACCTTGATCCCTATAGCGTGCTGGGGCTGCCCCCGGAGGAGCGCGGGATGCTGGCGAAGCTGCTGGCAACCTACACCGATAAGAGCCCCAAGAACGAGCAAAAACACAAGTATTACGAAGGCAATATCGCCGTGGGCTCCGTGAACCTGGGCCTGGCGCTGCCCAAGAAGATCGCCGGTTTTGAGATCGGCTGCGCCTGGGGCGCCAAGGCGGTGGATGTGCTGGCGGCGCGGTCCATGTTTGACGGCTTTGTGGGCGCGAACGGCGAGGCGGTGCCGGGCCTGGAGCCCATCGTGCGGGCAAACCGCCTGATCGCTGAGTATATGAAGGCCTGCCGGGACGAGCTCAAGTACGGCTGTACCTTCGCCACCCTCTCCCGGGACCCGGCGGCGGGCTGCAAGATCCGCTTCCACTCTCCCCGGACCGCCGCAGCGCGGTGGGACGGCGACAAGGGCCGGATCGGCTACGGCATGGCCATTATGGACACCGCGCCGACCAACGAGGCGGGCCTGACCTGGGCCCCCAGCCGGATCGCCCTTTACACCGACACCGACATCTGGGACATCCGGCAGCTGTACACCGCCGCGGTGTGGCAGGCCGACCGCTACCCACACAAGATGGGGCGGCCCCTGATGGAGCCCATGATCTGGAACGCCACCAGTGACAAGCCCTTTGGCCGGAGCCGGATCAAAGAGCCGGTGCGGCGTCTCATCGACGGATATGTGCGGACCATCGCCAATGCCACCATCGGCCTGGAGTTTTCCACCAGCCCGCAGAAATACCTGCTGGGCGTGACGGACGACCAGTACGACGCCGTTGTCAATGACAAATTCCGGCAGTACGTGGGCTCCATCATCGCGAGCACTACGAACCCGGAGACCGGAGAGAAGCCCAGCTTCGGGCAGCTGCCCCAGGGCAGCCTGACGCCCCACGTGGACATGCTGCGGATGCTGGCGACGCAATTTTCCGCGGCCACGGGGCTGACCGTCTCCGACACGGGCGTCGTCAATGACGCGAACCCCACCAGCTTTGAGGCCATCCAGGCCCAGAGCGTGACCCTGGTGCAAATGGCTGAGCAGCTGAACACCGGCAACGGCGACGCCCTGGAGACCATCGCCCGGATGGCCCTGGCGGTGGCCGGGAACGTGCGGCCGGAGGAGCTGAGCGAGGACCAGGCGGGCCTGGTGGCCCATTTCAAGAATCCCGCCCTGCCCAGCCTGGCCGCCACGGCGGACGCCGCCCTGAAGATCGCCACGAACCGGCAGAGCTTCGCCGGGACGGACGTATACCTCGAAATGATGGGCTTTTCCCAGGCGGATATCCGCCGGATCAACGCCCAGGAGCAGCGGGCCCGGGGCCTGGCCGTACTTGAGGAGATGGGGCTGTGATCCTGTCCATCCGGGCGTGGGACGCCTATTTAGCCCGGCTGCGGGCGGTGAACGACGCCGCCTATCAGCAGCTGCTGGCGTGGGTCCAGGCGGACGGGCATATGTACCCCGCCACCTGGGACGAGCTGCGGGCCACCATCGACTACGCCTTCGGCCTGGCCACCAAATACGGCGAGGCGGCGACGGAGATCGCCTGCCAGATGTACGACGCGGTGACCCTGGCCTCCGGGATCGCGCTGCCGGCGGCGGAGCCCGCCGCCACCGCCACCTGGGACGAGGTGGCAAAGGCGGTGCAGGGCACGATGAAGACCGGCAACGCCCAGACGGTGGCCGGCAGCGTTAGCCGCCTCGTTAAGATGGCGGGGGTGGACACCACCATGAAAAACGCCATCCGGGACGGCGCCGAGTGGGCCTGGGTGCCCAAGGGCGAGACCTGCGCCTTCTGCCTGACGCTGGCCTCCCGTGGCTGGCAGCGGGCCAGCCGGAAGGCCCTGAAGGGTGGGCACGCGGAGCACATCCACGCAAACTGCGACTGCACATACGCCATCCGGCACGACGCCCGCAGCACCGTGGCGGGCTACGACCCTGACAAGTACCTGGCCATGTACAACAGCACAAGCGGCACGCCCAAGGACAAGATCAACGCCATGCGCCGGGCGGCCTACGCCGAGAACAAGGAGCGCGGCCTGCTGGCCCTAAACAGCTCCATTGCCGAGGAGATCCAAGTTGATTAAGGCACCCCGCCGGGGTGCCCTTTTCATACCCAAATTCTGGCCGGAACGCCGTAAAACTACCAGCCGCAGCGGAGGCGACCCGCGTTAAAAAAGCGTAGCGGAGGAAGGACGACCCATGAAACGCACCGACATCACCGCACTTTTCCCCGACGCCACCGACGAACAGATCAGCGCGATCATGAACCTCAACGGGGCGGACATCAACAACGCCAAAAAGGGCGTGACCGACCTCCAGACCCAGCTGAGCACCGCCCAGGCGCGGATCACCGAGCTGGAGGCCAAACCGACGGGCGGCGACCTAAAGGCCGCCCAGGACCGCGCCCAGGCGCTGCAGACGGAGCTGGACGGTTTGAAGGCCGCCAATTCCCTGCGGGATATGCGGGCGAGTGTCGCCAAGGACACGGGCGTGCCCGCGGAGCTGCTGACCGCGGATACCGAGGAGGCCTGCAAGACCCAGGCCCAGAGCATCCTGGACTTTGCAAAATCCGGGACCGGCTACCCGGCCTTCCGGGACGGCGGCGAGGCCGCCGGCGCGCCCGCCACACCGACCCGTCAGCTGTTCGCTGACTGGTTCAACCAGGTGACGTGATCGTCACAGAAAGGACTAGAAAATGCCTATCGCAGGAGCTACCGGCACTGCCACCAACCGTTCCTACATCCAACTGCCCACCGAGGTCAGCCGGGAAATCATGCAGAAGACCCAGGCGCAGAGCGCCGTCATGCAGCTGGCCCGTCAGATCCCCCTGCCCGGCCGGGGCCTGACCATCCCCGTCATCACCTCCGACCCCGTGGCCGAGTGGGTGGACGAGACCAACGCCAAGCCCGTGAGCAATCCGGGCCTGGATAAGAAGATCATGCAGGCTTACAAGCTCGCCGTGATCGTCCCCTTCTCCAACGAATTCCGCCGCGACGCCGCCGCGCTCTACGACGAGCTGGTGCGCCGCCTGCCCCTGGCCCTGGCCGAGCGCTTCGACGCCACCGTCTTCGGCGGCGTGACCGCCCCCGGCGCCAACTTCGACACCTTCGCCGCCGCCACCGCCCAGAACATCGGCGGCACCAGCACCTACGCCGGTCTCGTGGCCGCGGACGGCGACATCGCCGCCCATGGCGGCATCCTGAACGGCTTTGCCATCAGCCCCCAGGCCAAGAGCGTGCTGCTCTCCGCCGTGGACGGCAACCAGCGGCCCCTGTTTATCAACAGCGTGGCCGAGGGCGCGGTGCCCATGATCCTGGGCGCCCGCACCGTGCAGAGCCGCGGCGCTTACGTGGCCGGCACTTCCGGCGCGGGCGGCACCCCCAACACCGTGGGCGTGGCCGGCGACTGGACCCAGGCCATGTACGGCACCGTGGAGGGCGTGCGGATCGACTACAGCTCCGACGCCACCCTGACCGTGGGCAGCGGCGCCTCCGCCACCACCATCAACCTGTTCCAGCAGAATATGTTCGCCGTGCGGGCGGAGATCGAGGTGGGCTTCCGGGCCGACGTCACCGTCTTCAACCGGCTGACCACCCCCGCGGCATGATGGTTAAGCTGATCCACGCCGTGACGGGCGGCGAGATGTGGGTCCATGAGGACCGGCTCGCCGAGTACCTGGCCGCCGGGCACAAGCCCGCGGAGGATGTGTCCAAATCGGACACATCCTCCGGGAAGACCCGGAGCCCGAAGAAATCCACCAAGAAACCGAAGGAGTGAGACCGCCATGTCCTATGCAACCGTGGCCGACGTCCAGGCCCGGATGGCCCGGGATCTGACCGAGGACGAGCAGGCCGTGTGCGCCCCCCTGCTGGAGGATGCCGCGGTGATCATCGACAGCGTGACGAGCACCGCCTCGGCAGACGCCCGGAAGCTTGTGAGCATCCGCATGGTACAGCGGGCCCTGGGCGACGGCAGCGCCGCCGGGGTGCCCATGGGCGCCACCCAGGGCAGCATGAGCGCCCTGGGCTATTCCCAGAGTTGGACTATCGGCAGCGGCGGCGGGACCGGCGAGCTGTATCTCTCCAAACTCGACAAGCAGCTTCTGGGCGTGGGCAACCGGATCGGATCCTACAGCCCCGCCCAGGAGCTCGTGCCAGAGGAGGTGACGCCATGAGGGGCATCACCGTGACGCTGTACGAGCGCACCCAGGCCGGCACGGACGCCTTCAACCGGCCCATCTATACCGAGACCCCGGTGGCGGTGGAAAACGTTCTGGTGGCGCCGCTGAGCGACGAGGAGATCATCCAGACCCTGAACCTGACCGGCAAGCGGGCCCGGTATCAGCTGGGGATCCCCAAGGGGGACGCCCACGACTGGGAGGACCGGACCGTGGCCTTCTGGGGCGAACGCTGGCGCGTGATCGGCCACCCCACCGAGGGGATCGAGACGCTGCTGCCGCTGGACTGGAACAAAAAGGTCAAGGTGGAGAGCATCACGGGAGGCGGCGCCGATGGCTAAAACCAAGGTAGTGCTGGAGTACTCCGGCTTTAACGCCCTGCGCAAGAGCCCGGAGATCACCGCCGGCATGTATGAGCTGGCCCAGGGCATCGCCCAGCGGGCCGGGGACGGCTATGCCGCCGACACTTTCGAGGGCCGGACGAAAAACATGGCCTCCGCCTACACCGCCACGCCCAGGGCCATGGCCAGCTGCGCCAAGCACGCCGGGGACCCCCTGCTGGAGGCGATGCAGTCATGATCGAGACCGTGATGCTGTATGCCCTGGAGGCTTTGGGCGTGCCCGCCTATATGGAGGAGCCGGAGACGCCGCCCGCCAGCTACCTGGTGCTGCGGAAGACCGGCAGCGCCCGGGAGAATCAGATCCGGGAGGCCACCTTTGCCGTGATGAGCTACGGCCCCACCCTGGAGGCCGCCGCACGGCTGA